GGCCTAACTGCACAATAGCGTGTTCACCTGTTCCCTGGTGTAAGGGCCATAACTGTCGGATATTATAGAATCGCTGACATTTAACGTCGAACAGAGACGGGTGATCAAATTAAGTTGCGGTTACAGAAACAACGGGCACAACTCCACACCACCTCATCAAACTAAAATCGTCGCCTGCGTAGCGACCGAGTCTAATATTGACAATTGTTGTGGACTGATCATCACCAAAGACAACCAAGGTTGGATTTCCTCTTGGCTCTTCGATGGACAAACTCTGGGCCGTACCAACCATTTGATTGATGGTACAACGGGCCAACCCTGAGTTCCAAACTGGGGCCTGCCAATCATACAGGCCTTCTATGGAAGCCACACTAACAGTTGTGTCACGCCACGGTTTACCGTCATTGACGGCAGACTGTAGAAGCACGTCTGTAATTATAGCCCCATAGTTTATTTCTGCTCTACAACCGAAGGTCACCGGCGCACTGGTGGCCGACGGTTTCCCAACGACTCTGATCGAACCGGTGGAAAACGCATAACACCCAGTCCACAGATTTATATAATCTGAACTGGGCTGGCTCATGCGTTGTAGGGCTCCCGAAGTGCCTGCAGCCTGTGTCACAGGGTAGAAGGCATACGGGGTGTACGACATGTAATACTTGTTGCCCGTGTCAAATGTACCACGGGTAAAGCACAGTCTCTTCATGATTTGTCGCACTGAGAAGAGACTCTCTCCGATACCATAACCCGCCAGAGTGGGGACGGGCGAGGATGGGCCCAATGTGAAACATGGAGTTGTCACATATGGGTCAGCCATTTGCGAAGTAGACGGCAAATACGGCTCATATGGAAAGTCAATGGGCACAGCAAATTCAAGGTCATCAGCACCACACATCTCCACTAGAATGGGAATGGTGGCACCAACGCTGGATGGGGCAATCAGAACGTTCTCAACGAACAGAGACAACGTTCCAATGGGTTCTCCCCTAAGCTGCCAAGGGGTGGTCAACAAATACGGACAACACACCTCAAATTCTGAGGTGGTGGCAATGTCAACTACCTCCCTGTAGACCATCTCTGACGCGGCATAGGTAAATGCGCCAGTAAGTGGTCCTGGTGAGAACGCCACCATAAGACGACCACGGTGGAATTCGGTTTTGACCAATTTAAACCTGAACTTGACACCTCCTCTGAAGTATCTATGTTGAGCGGCCAAAAAACCCATAGGCAGATAAGTTCTACCTTTGGACCAGGTTGTAAAGTAATCTGGCGTTACATTCCTTGACATCAGGTTGGTCTGCGGAGCGTCAGAACCTACCCACGTTATAGTCTGAAAGTAAGCGTACTGAGACTTGATATAGTCATAAGACATTTCATCAATGTTCGTTCCGCTCACACCGTTGTGGGGCACCACTGAGTTGGTGCTGGCTACACCGAGAGGCTTCGCTGTGGACGGCATGTCGTAATTCGATGAGAACGGGGCAACATTACGACTGATGCGCTGTGGGGCCGACGCGTTGAGGGGCTTGGACCAACCCATCCAACTCGCCGACTTGGACATAACTCCTGCAATCCAGGAGACAGATTTGGCGTAATCGCCAATGAGTGGGAGAACTCCGATCTCATTGGCCGCCTTGGACACGCGACTAAACATGCCACTAACCGGCCCCACACCCATCGCTTTCGCTTCATCGACAGAGATGTCACCCATTTGGTTACAAGTGTTTGATCCAATACTAAGATTCTCAATTGACGCCCAAATGGTGTAGGAAGCACTGGAAACTCCAGAGCCAGGTATAAGCGGGTAGTAAGGTATAAGACCTACCTCTCCCATGCCACCTATGAATCCATCAAGGACTTCCCGGTGGATGGGAGCGTACTCGAAGAAGGGAAATATGTTGGAATACGGTATAACTAGGGTCACGTGAGTTTGCTTTGCCAAGTCAATCTCCACGTGGGGTAACTGGGTAATCGTGGTAAGGTTGGCAACACGGGCGTTCCGCCACAAGAGCATGGCAGTGACGTCAGCACTGTCGGTAACGTTGGCATTAACACCACCAGTGGGCACCCAGTAAAGGATGTACCTACCGGCGGTGTATCTGCTCGCGTTCACTTGTAGGGTAATGCGGACGTCAAATTTAAGGGTATAAATACCAAAAATCCTTTTCAGCTTCAAATCATTGAAAGCTTCAATGGCATCGGCCTTCCACATCACCCCACTGTCAGTGCTCTGCATCAACCCTGACCAAATAACACTAGGACGCTCAAGAAAGGCGGCAATAGTGGTATTAGCAGAGGTCGAAACAGCAGCAGCCACCTCACTCGGCATTCCAGTTCGCAAGGGTACTTTGGATTCATATCCAAGGGTATCATCGGCAAATTTTGTCGTGACATTGTGGGAGGAGATGCTTATCTCAGTCGCCACATTGGCTCCGACGTCAGTCGAGGGAATCTCAGTGTTTGGGGTAGCGCTCATGTCGTTAGATTGATTAATTGTGTCTGGGTATTCCTCCGGTCTTTGCCAGGTGTCAGTCTTTGCGCCGACGGGCAACAGGACGACAGTCCCTACCGTGCTTTCGTCCCTGGAAGCTAGGTTGAACTCGGGTCTCGTTCGTTCAGACGCTTGGTCCTCGTTGTTCAGAGACAACTCGGAAGCCAAGTCATCGACAACCACATCCTCGACAACTCGTGCCATGTAATCTATAGTAAACATGCCGGCGTCGATAGAGTGCCGCCGTGCGGCGTGCCAAGTAATGTACTCGGGTCGGTAAAAGGGACCAACCCATTTAAGGATCCGCGGCAGCCAGTAATTCCATTCGGCTTCTGTCCTAATGGCCAGCTCGAATAGAGCACTGTCTGCACGCTGCTTGATAACCTCAATTTCCTTTCCTCTAACAGTATAGTTCAGCATATCTATAATCACACTGAATTCCAATACTCCGACCCAGATATCCAGATCAGCATGATAGAGGGGAGTTCTCTTCAGGAGAGAGGCGTCAAGTCTGCCAACAAATGGGGTGAAGTCGAGTTCTTTGTCAGCTCCTGTATAAACTTCACCAATAGTTAGCAATGCTTCAGAAAGCGAAACCATATTGAACCACTCAAACCCGGCTTTGACCGCAAATCTGTTGTCATCACCGAGGTATCGGGCATACACCACGTCATGGAAAATGGATATAGCATCCACTCCAGCTTGTAGTCCATGAGTCTTTGCCTTTAATAGTCCAAAGCAATAGATCAAGTTAAACTCATTGACGACTGAGTTCAAAAGGGCGGTCATATAGTTTCCAGAACACCACCCCGACTCCCACATCTCGATAAATTTCCCTCGAATGTGGACGGACTCAACGGAGGCAATAACTAGCTGTTTCCTAATGGCCGCAGCAGCCTGCCCGTGTTTGTCACCGTAGGCCCCAGCTTCGCCGAGGTACTGTTCTATGGCGTCAACACCATACAACATTCCTTCGATGTTCTTCCGTTTGTCATATTCACCATAGTCACCAGCACCGTGCCTATGGTCACCACCGTAATTGATAAAGCCTTTCTCCATGTCATTCCAGTCAGACATTGGATTCATGCCCATCAGGTATGGTGTTCGGCCCGTCAATTCGTTCATGGCACGAACAACGGGACCCCAAGCCATTCGGGAACATAGTAAATGATCTTTATCCGAACCCGATATTAGTCGTGGCTTGTCAACTTTGTGGGGCTTCCTTAGCTCGTATTTAAGAGCATCAGTAAACACAAAGCTAGGTGTGTGTCCCTGCTG